GGCGTCGGGTCCGCAACCGGGCCGACTGGCCTCCGCAGCCTGATCAATGGCGGCAATGTCATCCCCGCGACGGCCGGCGCCCCGGATCTGGTGACGGTCACTTCGGACATGGCGAAGATCAAGCTCGCGGTGATCAACGCGAACGTGCCGATGATCCAGTGCGGTTACATCATGTCGCCGACGACCGCGACGTTCCTCGAAAATCTCCGCGACGCCAATGGCAACAAGGCTTTTCCGGAGGTCGCCGAGGGTCGCTTCGGTATCTATCCGATCGGAATGAGCACCTCGATCCCCGACAACCTCGGCGTGGGCGGGAACGAATCCGAAATCTACTTCGGCGACTTCTCGCAGTTCCTGATCGGCGACACGTATCAGGTGACGTTGGCAGCCTCATCCGAGGCCGCTTACGACGACGGCGGCGTGATCCGTGCCGCCTTCTCGAACGATGAAACGGTGGTGCGCCTGATCCAGGAGCACGATACGCAGCTGCGCTACGACAAGTCGTTCGCGGTGCTGACCGCCGTCATCTGGAAGCCGTAAGCTCCCGCAAATCGACGAACCTGACAAGGGCGCCCACGGGCGCCCTTGTCGCATTGGCGCTGCTAGCCGCCCTGGAGACGAACAATGGCCGTCAAGTTCCTGAAGCCGACGCAGGTCGGCACGCTCTACAACGAAGGCGAGGTCGCCGGTTTCGATGAGGAAACCGAGGTCAAGCTGATCGAGGCCGAGGTGGCCGAGGCGGTGAAGCCGGACAAGAAAGCCACGCCGGCGCCCGCCGCCTAAATTCCCAAAACGCGGGGCTGGTCATGGCCGGCCCCGTTCTTTCACTTCGTCGGAGGTGACCATGGAAGACGACAAAATCGCCAACCTTCTCACCCTCGACGAAGCGAAAGCGCAGCTGAGTATGGAGGTCGGGCAAGAGAGTCCGCTCGATCCGCATCTGACCAGCCTGATCCAGGCCGCAGCGGCAATGATCGCGCGTCGGATGGGAAAACCCGGTGCTCCGCTTGCCGATGCCGACACGGGCGTTTGGCTGACCATGGACGCGATCCCTGCCGATATCCCGCTCGCGGGGAAGATGATCGTCGCGGAGCTTTATGCCAACCGCGAAGCGAGTCTTGCCGACATACCGTTCGTTGAAGATCTGATCCGCGACTATGCCGGGGTCAGCTTCGCGTGACGGCGCCGCTCTTACCGGCGGGAAAGCTTCGCTTCCGTGTCCGCTTCGAAAAAGATGCATCCGCCAAAAGCTTCATGGGGGCTGGCAAAAAAGCATGGGAACTGCATGACCGCGCCTGGGCGTACGTCGAGGACGTTCCGCCCGCGCGAATGGATCGCAGCGAGGGCCAGATCGATATCGTAAAGCGGCCAACGCGCATTCAGCTGCGCCACAGGACTGACATCACGCGTGATATGCGAATCGTGCTGGACGAAGGGCGGCCGACGCAGCGGATCGTCGAAATATATGCCGGCCCGGTCGATTTGGTGAACCGTCGCACAGGTCGTGTCGAAGGTATCGAAATCCTTGCGCAGGACTTCTCCACGAAGGGGGAGCCGGCCTGATGGCGAGACTGAAAAGTACAGTCCGGCAAGCGATCGACCAGCTGCCGGCACACATCGTGGAGAACCTCGCAAAAGGCGGCATGCGCAAATTGCTAACCGTCATCGCAAATGGCGCGCGCGAGAATTGCCGCTCGCCCGAAGTAAAGGCCGACATCAAGATCAGCGTCCGCGTCGAACCCGGTTTGATCGTGGGTAAGGTGCTGGTTAAGGGGCCGAACGCTTTCAAAGCCCCGTGGCTGGAGCATGGAACAGATCCGCACTTCATCACGATTGAGGACGGGCTGCGTGAGGGCCGCACCGTTCGCCGGGTCAATAAGCTCGTGCGCGAGGGCTCGCTCGTTGTCGGTGGGCATTTCGTCGGCCCGACCGTCCACCATCCTGGCGCGAAGCCGTACCCGTTCATCCGTCCCGCGGTGGATACGAAACTGGATCAAGGCTTGGCCGAGATGCGGGCTCATATCGCTGAGCAGGCCGGGAAGCTGGGATCGCCAGCACCAGCACAATCGGAGGATGAACAATGAGCGGCGTCGCGATCATCGGCGCGCTGCTCGGTCGGAGCGCTGAATATTTGGCGATTGTACCGGCCGAGCAGACTGCGGCTGGCGCGCTCCCTATTGGTACGCGGTTGCCGGCTACGGTCGTGATGAAGATCAGCGGCGTGGACGTTCAGTATCTCGCTGAGCTTGGCCCTTGCCGTCAGCGCGTGCAGGTGTCCGTCCGCACGCCGGATTATGCGACCAAGGATCTGCTGATCCCGATCGTCAAGGCGGCCTGCGCCGGCTTCACCGGCGCGCTCGTAACTGAAGTCGGCACCTTCGCGGACGTGGCGGTGCTTTCTGCCGGCGAAGGGCCGGATTTCGACGATGGCGAGAAGGGCATTTATCAGGGCAGCCATGACTTCATGGTGACCTTTACGCCCGCCGCCTGATCAATAACGGAGGTTGATATGGCACGCGACGCGGTAGCGCTGCGCACCTTTGAGCATGCGCGCGACTCATACCCCGCCGGTTCGGTTATTCGGGACCTGTCGGACGGTCATTTCGCGGACTGGGAAGCCGTGCGGCTGGTCCGCGCCGCAACGCCGGAGGAGAGCGCGGAGGCTGCGAAGCCGCGCCGCCAGCGTCGATCGCGCGCACCGCGCTGATCCAGTTTGCCCGCTGAGGGCAAAGACCCGCTCGCGTGTTGCGAGCTTACCACCAGGAGAAAACCATGTCCGGTTCGTCCACCTCGGCGGGCACCAAGTATTTCATCTGTGCCGCTGCCCCCGCCACCTTTGACGAGGCAGGCTATGCCGCCCTCGCCTGGAGTGAAGTCAAGAAAGTCGAGAGCATTCCCGCTTTCGGCCCGACCGCCGACCCCGTTACGTTTCAGCCGCTCGACGGCGATGAAGAGACGCACAAGGGCGCGGTCAAAAATGGCAGCATCCAGATCCCGCACGCGGTCGTTCCGACCGACGCGGGACAGGTCATCCTGCGCACCGCAGCTGAGCCTGGCAACAATGCGCTCTACTCGCACAAGGTGCTCTTTCCCGATGGCTCCGGCAGCTATTTCCAGGGCCGGGTCCTGGGCGCTCCGCGTGGCGCCGAGGGCGCGAACAGCATCCGCAAGGCGACCGCGACCGTCGCGATCTGCACGCGACCCGTCGATTTCGACGGCGCTTAACCGCTGACCAAATTCCGCACCGCATGACGCGGCGCGGTCAACGCGCATCGGCCCGCCCCGTCTTCGCAGGAGCGGAGCGGGCCGGTGCACCATCCTGCGAAAGGTTATGACCCATGTTGACTTGCTGACGTTAGGTGCTGCCGAAACGAGCGCCGTGGTGCTCAAGACTGCCAAGGGCGCAAAGCTCATTGGCGAAGATAAGCAGCCCGTGATCATCACCCTGTTCGGTCCGGGTAGTGATCAGTTCGAGGACGCCTCCCAAGCCCGCCTCGATCGCCAAATCGAGCGGCGCCGCATCCGGGGCGATGCGCCGCTGACCGGTGCCGAAATTCGCGAGGACAGCGCGCAGTTCCTCGCTGACGTGACTCACAGCGCGAGCGCGAATTTCTCGATCGAGCCGGATGGCCGCCCGCTGCAGACCAGCGAGGATTTCGTCAAGCTCTACTCTCACAAGCCGCTGGGCTACATTTATGAGCAGCTTACGCGCGTGCTGAACGACTGGAGCAATTTTACACCCGGCTCGGTGACCAGCTAAGCCTCTACGTCCGTCAGCTGGCGTGGCTTGGAGCCGCACCGCGACCACCCCAAGCGGTCAAGGATGCGCCCAAGCCACTCACCCGGCTTGAGCAGATGAAAGAGGCCGGCACCGAGCCGCACTTTCCTTACAATCCACTCCCCCGTTTCATCGATCGACTGATGGAGATCGGGCCGGTTGAACCGGCTGGCATGGATCGGGGGCCAATCACTTGGCAAAGCATCGTCGCCTGGCAGACCGCGACCCGCACAAAGCTGCGGCCGTGGGAGATGCGGATGCTCCGGCGCCTTTCTTGCGACTACCTGACGGAAAGTCGGGCGGCCGAGGAAATGCACCGGCCGGCACCATGGGCGCCGCTGCGCCGCAGCAGTATCGAACTGAAGGCGGAAGTGAACGCCCTTCGGGCGGTGCTTCGCGCACATCAATGAACCGCATCGCGAAATCGAAAGGAGGTAACCATGGGACAGCCTGTCGCATCCATGGAAGTCGATTTCGCGATGCCCATCGCCGGCGCGCTTGCCGATGCCGAAAAGTTCGGGACCGAAGTCGAGAAGATGGCGGCGGCGGCCGTTGGGCAGATGGATCGTGTCGAACGTGCCGCCAAGGGCATGTTTGACACGTCCGGTGCCGTCACTTCGGCCAAGAAATTCGGCGATGCGACCAGCGCGACCAGCGCGCAGGCCATCCGCGAGCTGAACCGGATCGAACGCGCCGGCGAAAGCCTGTCGTCTCGGCTCGATCGGCAGCTGTCCACCTTTGGCAAGACTACCTCGGAAATCCGTGCAATGAAGGTCGAGACGGCCGCACTGGCGGCCGAGCAGGCAGGTCTGGGCGAGTTGGCCCAGCGCTTGCGCGCGCAGGAATCGGATCTTTGGGCTGCGGAATATGCCGCCGCGCGCCAGCAGTCCATGGTGGAGCAGGCCTTGGCGGAGGATCGCGCCGCCGCGTCCGAAAGGGCGATAGCAGACAAGGCTCGCGAAGCTGCGGCCCTCCGCAACGCAGCTGCTGCCTATCAGGCCTTCGAACAGCGCGCCAAGGCTGGATCTACGGCCTATGCCGGCGCCGATGCGGTCATTTCCGGCCTCCAGAAGGAGGCCGACATGTTCGGCAAGTCGGCGGTTCAAATTCGCGCGATGCGAATCGAGGAGGCTGCCCTCGCGGCTGAGCAAGCTGGCATGCCCGAGCAAGCCGCTCGCATCCGCGCCGCCTATGAGCAGCTGCTCTCGGTAGAGGGCCAGCATGCCGGCAAAATGGGCCTGAATTCGACGCAACTCATGATCGCGGAAGGCGCGACGCATCGTTACGTCGATAGTCTGCTGGCGGGAATGTCGCCGATGCGCGCCTTCATGATGCAGGCGGGCGACATCGGGAATATCCTCGCGATGGACAATGGCGGCGTGGCCGGCGGCCTGGCCAAAGTGCGCGCGCTGATTAATCCTGTGACCATTGGCGTGGCTGCGGCATCGGCTGTTCTGATCGCCGGTGTCGCGGCGTGGATGAGCTATTCCAACGCCATCGATCGCTTCGACCAGATCGCCCACGGTTCCGGCGCGATGATCAACGCGACCGGTGAGCAGCTGGAAAAGGCCGCCGAACAGGCCGCTGCCGCCAGCCGCCTGACCGTGGCCGGGGCGCGCGATATCGAGACGGCCTACGTCCAGACGGGCAAGATCGGCCTGACGATCCTGCCGGGGCTGACCGCCGTAACCGAAGATTTCGCCAAGGGCACGTCTCAGTCTCTCGACCAGGCGAAGCAGGCGCTGGCGCAGGCATTCGCTGATCCGGCCAAGGGCGCTGATGAGCTGACCGCGAAATACGGCATCCTTAGCGCCGCGACTCTCGCTCATGTCCACGATCTGATGGAGCAGGGCCGCGAAACCGAAGCACAGGGCATCTTGCTCAAGGCGCTGGAAGGCCGGTTTGATGGCGCTGCCGAGCATGCGAATGTGCTTGCCCGTGCGTGGCACGGCATCGAAAACGCGGCGGCCGGCGCGTGGAACTGGATGGGTAAGGCGATCGACCGCGCCATGGGCGGCGGCGATCTGACGACCCGCATTTCCGACTTGCAGCAGCAGCGCGCCTATTTGCTCGCCAGCAACGCCAATGGCGCGGTGCCGGGGCTCGACAAGCAGATCGCGGATCTGCAGGCGCAGCTTCGCCAGCAGCAATCGCAGCAGAGCAATGCCCGTGCGCATTCCGATGCCGTGGCGGGGCTCAAGGTCGTCGATCAATTTACCGGTGACGAGCATCTCGGGCAGCTGCGATCCGACCTGACAGCGGTTAACAGGCTGCTCGCCGACAACGGTCATGCGGCGGGACTGTCGGCCTCGCAGATGGCGGCCGCCCGTCAGGCGCAGGACGCCTATAACCACGCAATTTCGACCTATTTGCCGCCCGCGCAAAAGCAGGCGGAGCTGGATGCGCTTGACGCCAAGATCGCCGCTGCCCGCACCCCGCAAGCCAAGGCGGCCCTGGCCGTCCAGCGCGAGCGCGTCGCGCTCTCCGGACAGGTGGTCACCAGCGCGCTTGCCGAGGCGCAGGCCCACAGCAAGGGCGCTATGGCCCTCGCGAATGCCAGCCGAGCTGGCCAAAACCACGCGGACCAACTGGCACGCGAAGCCAAGGCGATGGAGGCGCAGATTGCTGGCGCCTATCGATTGGTCGATGCCTATGGGAAGAGCAGCGCGGCGGCGCTGATCGAAGAAGCGACGACCAAGGCGACATCGACCGCGATAAAGAGCCGCGCCGATGTCGAGGCGGCCGTCAGCCGCCAGATCGAGCTTGCCGTGGCGCAGCGTATCGCCGACGCGGCGAAGGCAATCGCCGCCTTGAACGATCAGGCCGAGGTGCAGGAGCGGGTGAACGCCGCCGTGTCGGCAGGCCTGATCCCAGTTTCGCAAGCCTCGGACGCGATCCGCGACCAGATCCAGCTCCTGCCGCTGCTCGCCGCGCTGCAAGTTGCCCAGCAGAAGGGCTATGCCGACGCCATCGCCAAGGCGACCAAGGCGATCGATGACGAGCGCGCGGCACAAGAGCGTGCGCGCAAGGCGCAGATTGCAACCCAGTTCAATGCCGACATGTCTTCCGACAAGGATCAGCTCGCGATGCTCGAACGCGAACTGCAACTGGTCGGGGCAACCGACGCCGCGCGCGTTCACGAACTCGCGACGCTCAAGGCCATGCAGGACGCCAAGGCGAAGAATTACGACCCGGCGCAGACCGCCGCATATGTTGCCCGGCAGGTGCAGATTGCGGACCAAGCGCTGCGCAACGCCGCCGCTCAGAAGGACTTCAACGATCAGCTGACCTTCACGGCTGAAAAGTGGGATCTGATCGCCCGTAACGTCGAGCAGGCGGCTCAAGGGATGGCCAACGCATTCGGGCATGTCGGCAAGGCGATCGGCGACGTGGCGGCGATTTACGCCGGCTATCAGGCGATGGTTACGAAGGGCGAAGCGGAGCACGTCCTGGCTTTGCGCGCCGCTCAGTCGGATGCGGCGAAGGACCGCGAAAACCAGCGCTATGCGCTCGAAACCGCGACGCACCAGATCGCGCTCTATGGCGATCTGGCCGAGGCGGCCAAGGGCTTCTTCGGCGAGCATAGCAAGGGCGCCAAGATCGCGGCCGACGCCGAAAAGGCATTCCGTACCGTGCAGCTCGCGATGTCGATAAAAGCGATGGCGCAGGACGCGATCGAAACCGGGACCAAGATCGCGAACAGCGTCGCGCGCACGGCAACCTATGCCGTCGAGGCCGTGGTTTCCGCGATCAAGAGCCTGCCGTTCCCGTTGAACCTTGTGGCGGGCGCGGCGACGATCGCGGCTGTCGCGTCGCTCGGCGTGGAAATTGCCGGCGCCTTCGGCAGCAGCCGGAACAATCTCCCGGCCGCGAATGAGGGTACGGGCACAGTTTTTGGCGATAGCTCTGCCAAGAGCGACAGTATCAAGCGTTCGATCGACGGGCTCTCGGACATCGATCGCGTGACGATGGGGTACAGCGCGCAGATGGCCGCGTCGCTCAAGTCGATCGAGAGCGACATCGGCGGGCTTACCAACCTGATTATTCGGGTCGGCGGCGCGGACGGGCTCAACGCCTCCGCTGGCGTGCAGCCCGGCTTCAAGACCAGCACGACGGGTTCGATTCTCAGCGGAGCGCTAGAACCTCTCCAGGCCATCCCCATCATAGGCAGCATCGCTGGCGCGATCGGAGGCGTCATCAAGTCGCTGTTTGGCACTCAGACGACCGTCGTAGGGGGTGGTATTTTCGGCGGCCCACAGTCGCTTGAAGATATCCTTTCTGGAGGTTTCGCGGGTCAGACCTATTCGGACATCCAGAAGAAAAAGAAGTTCCTCGGAATTACCACCGGCACGAGTTATTCGACGCAATATGGTGCGCTCGACGGCGGGATCGACAATCAGTTCACTCTGATCCTCAAGAGCTTCGACGACGCGATCATGGCTGCGGCTGGGCCGCTAGGCCAGTCCACCGACGCGATCGAGCAGCGGCTGAACAGCTTTGTGGTCTCGATCGGCAAGATCGACCTGCAGGGTCTCACCGGCCAGCAGATCCAGGATAAACTGGAGGCCGTTTTCGGAGCGGCAGCAGACGGCATGGCGGCGTCCGCCGTGCCCGGACTGGAAAAGTTCGAGAAGGTCGGCGAGGGCTATTTCGAGACACTGACCCGCGTCGCCAGCACGGTCGAGGCCGTCACGGCCGATTTCAATACGCTCGGAATCAGCTCGGCGAAGCTTGGCCTAGACGCGAAGATGGCTGTCGCCGGCATGTTCGGCAGCGTGTCGGATCTGAACAACGCGACGCAGGCCTATTTCTCCGCCTTCTACAGCGACGCCGAGCAGACCGAGATAAAGACGGCGCAGCTGAGTAAGGTATTCACCGCGCTCAACATGACGATGCCGGATAGTATCGCCGGCTACCGCGCGCTGGTCGAGGCGCAGGATCTGACGACGGACGCCGGCCAGAAGGCC